TCAGGTCTGGATAAACGGCCTTTAACGCCTCGAATAACTCGACCTCGCGAAGGTAAATTAGTCGTCATCCTCATCGAAGTCATCAAGCGGATTCTTGATGGGGTCTTTCGGATCAACTATCCAATCCGGATATGAGCTTCGATCCATTGCGAAAGCCAGAGCTGAACCTTCGTCCATACCGGCTCGGCGGCAAGCGTCATATACTTCTTTGGCAGCAATAGCCCAAAAATCCAGTTTTGTAAGAATTGGCTCTTTTGTCGTCTTACGACGTTTAGCCACCTTCTTCACCGGCTTCTTAGCGCGCTTTGTTGCCACCCTTTGCCACCTTTCGACTGAGGGCCAATTCTAACTGACTCTCCATCTTGTCGAGGCGCGACACAATCGGAATGTTTTCAAGTTTTATGATGTAACGAAGGCCAGCGATAAGCAAGGCAATTGATCCGAGGACTGAGGCAACGAATCCAGCGATGGTATTAGCATCCATTACCGGACTTTGCCGTATCGCTCGTAATTGGGGTTTAGCCAGTTAATCACGGAAGGCAACACACTCACAAGTGCCGCATTGAGGATGTAATCGGGTTGAAGACCGACCGAGAGGTATGTTGATAGAGCCGTCGCGAGGAAAGTCTTCGCCCACGTTTCCGCCATCTTTTTCAATTCGTTCATTATTGTCTCCTTCGAGGTTGAACCAAGATCCGTCTTTGTCTCCCAAAGTTGTAAAGCTAATATGGAAATGCGAGCGGTGAGGGTTAGCACCTCTGTATTTTCTGCGCTTCCAATTCAATATCGGACTCATAATCTTGCCGTCATAAATGATGTATTTAATGCGCTTGTCGCCTCGCTTGGCGCATTTACGAATCTTCTCAACAAGGGCATAAGCTTCTTCTTTGTGTGCATTAAGGTCGGCATCAATATCGAGAGCGCGGACTATTCCATCTTGCGGTATATGGTCTGAAGTGCCTTTCGCCATATGGCGAGCATCAGCAATCCAGCCATCAGACTTGCGGTCGCGATCAGGATAATCGTCATCTATTTGCTCCCTTAATTGCTGACCGGCTTTACATAATTTGGGCATTATTTACCCAGTTTGAGACCTTTTGGAATTGGCTTGGAATAATTCCATTCTTTGATATATTGGATGCCATCTCCATCATCGCGCAATTCAATGCAGCCTTTGTAATCAAAGTCTTTACTTTCAAGCTCCGGATAAACACTTACTATTTGATCATAAAGGCTCATTTATGCTCCTAGAAAAGTTGCTTGGATACTTGTTGCGTCATTAACATCCAAATTGCCGCCGCTATCTTGATACACAAATAATTCAATGTAATCGGTAGCAACTAAAGAAAGAACAGCAGAAAGTCCTAAACCTTCGCGCCGCCAGATGCAACGCGCTTTAGCAATTATAGAACCATTTTTGTATAAAACAGTTGTTCGAGTTCCAGTTGCATTGTCTGCCCAATATCCGCTTACTGTAAATAAATACTTGCCATCTTTACCACTTGGGATAGTGATTCGGGAATTGTTGGTTACATTGTTGTGAAAGCCATCAGTATCAAAATCTTCACCATTAAAAGTTATTGCAGTATTTGTCGCGTTAGAAATAGTTTGGTCCGCTGATTTTGTAAGTCTGCAACCAACAAAAGTCGCAGCGGCGGCAGCGGCACCCCACTCAGGAGCAGTTGCACCAGAATTGACTTTGAGCACCTGACCAGCCGTTCCAAGTGGTAACTTGGTAAAAGTATCTGCCCCAGTTCCATAAACTAAATCTCCAGCAGCATCAAATGCTGTTGCAACTGTATTTGTAATGACTGGAATTGGCCCAGTTCCGCTTGCTACTGAAATACCAGTTCCAGCTTGAACCTCAGTTATATCTCCAACATTAGGAGTAATCCAAGTGTAATCAAGATCCGTATTTGTAGCCTTGCTCAATACTTGTCCAGTTGTTCCACCTTTGAGATCAACTAGCGAGGTATCAATTCCATTGCCTAAAGTCCTGATGGCTAAAGCGCCATCCTTGACTAGGTCTGTATCAGCTGGGGTTGTCCAGCCAAAGTTTGATGTGGTCGGCATTAACTAATCACTCCAATCGCGTCCTGCCATTCTAAGGTGTTAAGGATACTATTCCACGTCTCAGCTGCAGAGACATCCTGCCATTTCTGGGCCACCTCGCTAAATTCTCGAGGACTGGCAAAAAAAGTCAAATATAACCCTGAAACCGAAGCGTTCCAAGTCCAACCTTCGATATATCCTTGAAATTCGCCACCCAACATATTTAACGGCAAATCCACAATATTGACCGGCAATCCCATAAATATATTTAATAAGTCGTCTCGGTCCCCATTATCTAATTCTGGATTTTGAATGGCAAAAGTCATACTGTCGAATTCAAATCTTGGGTAAGCTCTTAATTGTAAATATCTAGTCGCTTGTGTTGCGGCATCGGCCGAGTTCTCAAGAGTCGTAGAAAGACTTTCCGCCAATAATCCGTAATTCGCGATTGATTCATCATCTTGAGCGCTTGTGGTGGCATTAGCCTTGTAAGTAATTGTGACTTTATTTTTTATTGTCGCCACTGATTTTTTAATTCTGATTCCCGTAGCGATAGCATCATTAGCCGATAAAACTGTAAATCCATTTGCAGTTAAATAATTTTGGCGATGAATTGCATCTGCGTAACCTATATTGCCACTTCCGTCCTCATAAATATAACCAAGACCCGAATTGGCTAAACTGGATATTAATGAGTAAGCGTCTGTCAAGGAAGACGATCGAGAAGTTAATTCATATTGACCTGGTCGATCAATTTCGCCCATTCCCTGATTTTCTGCCTGCGCCCAAGTTGTGGCCGGATTATAATCTATCCAAGTTTGTGCCGAAGATACTTCATTCCAAGTGTTTAATAAAATGTCACTTAAAATAGAATAGATTTGATCTCCATCAAAATCTTTGCTTAATATACCCAGAGTAGTCGCTTTAGGTAATCGTGCTAAAGCTCCAAGTGCCGTAACTTTGATTCGTTGCGTATAAGTTGTATTACCTGCTGAAGCAATTTCAATTGAAAAATCGGTTATCGAGCCACCAAATAGATTGACATAAGTATTAGTCGAATCTTTCACTGCAATTGTTAAACCTTGATTAATATCAATTGTTACTGCAGATTTATCCAAATTCAAGATTTCCAAATTGGCATATCCGGCAATAGGTTGCGTATTAATATCTTGTCTTCCAGACGTTATAGATAGATTGGCGACAGTTATATTTGTATATTCAATTCCATTGATTTTAACGCGCCATTCTGGCGTCCAAATTGACATTATGATCTAAATCCAAGAGAACCTAAAGTGCCTCGAGCAAATGAATCATTTAAAGCTTTTACAATTGTTCGGGCAGTTCCTTCAGGATCTATAGCGCCTGTGACATTTAAATTGACTGTCATTCCACCACCGCCAATACGATGATTCGGAATAATATTGCCAGCCGAACCTGGCACAAAAATTTCAGGTCCTTTTTCGCCAACAACATAAGCTTTGGATGGTGTTACAAAACCACCTTGTGCTTTGCCACCACCAAAAGCTTTATCGATTAATGAGCCAATACCTTTAACTACGGGATTATTTTTTACAAGGTTAATGATATTTTTTATACCATCGACAACATCACTTACAAAACCTGCTAATTTGCCAAAACTATTGACAACCGCGCCTATCGCAGTTCCGACTGCTTCCAAAGCAGTTTTCAATACTGTTTTAAAAATTGGTCCGGCCTTTTCGGAAATCCAAGTTACAATAGGTTTGATAGTTTCATAAAAAGCATCAAATTCGTCTTTATTGTTTTTTATGGCATTTCCAACTTTACTAAGTATCGAACGTATGCCATCAAAAATACCTGTTGCTACATCCCGAACAAATGGTATTACCGATACACTCAGAAAATCATAAAAAGCTTTTAACGACGGCAATAAAGTATCGGTGACAAAATTTGATATATCTTCAAATATTGGTCCTAGATTTTCACCCAATTCTTCAGCCAAATTTTGTATTGTGGGAACTCCTTTTTCGACAAAAAGAGTTACCAACGGAGTTACCGCGTCAAGCAAAAATCCGCCAACAGTTTCTTTTGCTTCGCTCATTACTATACCAAGACGTTCCATTTTCCCAGCAAAAGTTTCTGCTTGTTCTTGTGCTGCGCCACCAAAACGTTCAGTCAGGACTGGCAATAATTCGCTAAATGATTTACCTTGTATTTCGGATTTTTCGAAACCACCAGCGATTTTAGCAAGAGAAGCGGAATTACCATCCATTGCTTTACCTACGGCCATACTAACAGTTTCTAAACTTTTACCAGTTGCCGCGCTAATATCCATTGCAATATTTAATGCTTCTTGCGCTTTTGTAACATCGCCGGATGATCGAACTAAACGATCAAAAGAAGGTCGCAATTCATCATCGGTAAATCCTTTGGCAATAGCAGTTTGGGTTATGTATTTTTCAACTGCGGCTATAGTTGCATCAGTAGCTCCAACAACTCGCTCCAAAGTTCCAGCCAATTTACTCTGTGCTGCTTCATCTTCAATTGCAGCTTTGACTCCATCAATTGCTAATTTTCCTGCATAAGCAGCCGCAGCTGCCGTAGCCGCAGCAAAAGCCAATCCAGCCTTTGCACCAAAATCGCTAACTTTATCCCCAAATGTTTGAACGTCATTAGATCCATCTCCCAGTTTTTTGCGTAAATCATCGACATCAGCGAGGATAGATAATTTGAGAGTTCTACTTCCAGCCATTAGTCATCCCATTTCGTCAGAATTTCAGAAAAGGATTCTTCCCATTTCCTAATTAAATCTGGTTGCAATTTGCGCAACGTCGGATAAATGAAATATCCTAATTTGTTGCGAATTGGAAATTGTTTCCATTTGCGAGAACCGAATTCAAGTCCGCCCCATAAAGTTTGAGTCGTGGCTCCGCCAGAAAATTTTTGACTAGCAAAACCATATGACAATTCTCCTAATTTACTCGACTTGGAAACTCTATAGCCATCAGTTACTCGTTGAACGGCTATAGCAGATTTTTCTCGAGTTGTTGCAAATTGTTGGATTTCTTTACCTAAATAATCGGCTAAAGCAGATGATTGAACTTTGGCTTGATCTAAAGCAGCTTCATCCATTGCTTTAAAAGCGCCTTTAATTCGACGCAAATCGCTTTTATCATAAGCAATTGCATCAGCCATTATTGCGCCTTTCTAAAATTTCCAATGCCGTTAATATGTCTGCGGAATCTGTCCAATAAATCATCGGAATTTGCGTTGCTATCGCAAGTTCGACAATTATTCGGCTGAGGCTTCCTTCGATATGACTTTTGGGCTACCACTCTCCACATCAAAATCAGCAACAGTATCCATCCAAATTTCAAAAGATTTAACAGGTTTTCCAGCAGATTCGCGTTTCATTGCGTAATAAGCCAAGAACAAAATATCCCACACTCCTGCGCAAGATTCCCATTCTCGGACGGATTTGCCTGTCTCCTTTTCCCATTTGGCGTATTCTGGGGCTTGCGCGATATAAATCGTTTCTTCCCCAGAATTATATTTAATTGTTATTTGTGATTTCATAGCTCCCGATGCTCCGATCTCTTAACTGAAGGTTTCTGTTGGTGTTCCAATTACTGTCATCGTCCAAGTGTCGGTAAGTGCTCCAGGAGCAGCTCCACCGGCTGATGGAAAGACTGGTAAAACTGTAAATGCGAAAACTGCACCAGTAACGGCCGTGAAACTTACGTTCAAAGCAGTATTTGGAGCTGATTCAGCATCCGCCCACATTGCTTCAAATAGCGAGCTAGCTGCTCCCCAATCTTGCAATAGTTCGATTGTAAAAGTCCATTGTTTGTCAATTGACTTGTATGCCCGACCATCGAGAGTTTGATAAGTCTCGATAATGGTCTCGGCAGATAAGGTCGCTGAGGTCGCTTGAGCATCGTAGGACGCAGAGTCCAACGTGAAAGTGACATCGCGGCCAGTAATTACTGTCGTTGCCATTTGTTCTCCTTATGAAGTTTGCTCGTAGCGGACGCTCAAGCGAATATCGGAAACGAGCAAATTAGTCGTTCCCACCTGAGTTATCGCAGGTTTTTCAACTGTTGATAACTCATAACCCGACGACGATAAAGCCGTCAGAATACTAATAACTAATTGTTCCAAATTATCTAATGATGCAGGATTGGATAAATAAGCAACGCAAGCAGTTATTGTGTAATTTAATTTTACTCGCGTTGTCGATTTCCCAATTAATTCAATTTCCATATATGGAGTATCTGGGACTATGACTACTGCTGGCACAATTGGTGCTTCTGGAACGTGATCATAAACGTTTGCAGTAACCCCTGAAAGAGCAGTTTTAATTGTTCCGCGAACGTTATTTGCTATTGTTGAAGCAGGCATTAACCCACCATCGCATCGGTATCAAGATATGGCCCAAGAAGACCAGTTACTTTGGCGAGAAGATTCTTAGAAAGTCTGTAAGGTGTTACTGCGAAATCGATTCCTTCGATTGATCCACCGGCAGCGGTTCGGGCTTGGAAGATTTCGACAGAAATAGCCAAAACTGCAGCTTCGACGTTAGCATTTCCGACATAGGTTGATGCGCCAGAGAGCGCAGCGTTTCCGGCTGGGATAATGTTCTTTTCCAGTATGTCAGCATTTGTGATGGCGGCGGTAAATACATAGGGGCCAATTAAATCATCTGTGACTGTGTGAGTGCCGTTAAAAGGCGCTCCGACACTTGTAATGACAACCGATTGGCCTTCGGTGAATTCGTGAATTGTTGCGGTGTGAAAATAAGCAACGTTATTTTCTAAAGATACTTTATTGACTTTACTTTGGAAGGTAACGAGCATTGGCAAGACTAGATTCTCACTTGCATCAACAATGTCGGCAAGATAAGCGTCTGAATATAGGGAAGACGAGACGCCAAGAATGGTTCTCAGCTCTGCAGCCGTGACGATTGTTGGCATCTCGTTTCCTTTCGATCTAGAGGGTGACAGGCCAGCTCGGGAGCGGACTGGCCGTCACTTTTAGGGATTTAACTACGCGACCATCCAGCGGTATGCACCTGCGCCGACCTTTGTAGCCAATGCGCCGTAGCCGTAGTAGGCAACTTCGATTTGGCCGTTAAGTGCGACGTTTGTCTGAAGACGGAAACGTGAGGATTCATACCAAGTGTATGCATCTGGGTTGATAACGATGATGGTGTTGTCGCCAACGCCTGAACCTGTTGTGAGGTTACGATCAACGCGGAAATTCAAGCCAAGAAGGTTTCCGGTTGCTGATCCAGCACCGAGATTTCCGCCTTGATTCATATTGCCAATGAGGTTCTGATAAATCGGACGTCCTGCATCAGCGAGGTTTTGAATCGCGCCCCATTGCTGAGGTGATGCGATGATGTTTTGAGCAAATCCGAGAGTTCCAGCGTAGATTGAAACGCCAGCATCGGAGATGAAATCAAGAAGACCAGCAGCATCGAGAGTGCGGTTTCCGCCGTCAGTTCCGCCAGCAATAAGGCCGGTTACAACTGCAACGTCAGTTGCCTTTGCGTATGCGTATTCCATTTGACGAACGAGTTCATCAAAGAACGCTGGTGAAGAACGATCAAGAAGTTCAACGGAGAAAGTTTGTCCGCCTGCATACTTCTTAACGGATACTGAAAGGAATTCGTTTGTCATTCCTGTTTCATCAATTGCAGCTGCTTCGGCTTCTTCGCCTACTGTTGGAACTGCGGTGATTTTAGGAATCTCGAAAGACATTCCTGCATCTGGAAGAACGCCGCGAGATACCGAATCAACGGCTGGGCGATCTGCATTTGACAACGGGTTGATAATTTCCGTGAGTTGGCGGGTCGGTATCAATCCGGCGTTGTTGCTTGTGGTGTCATCTGCTGCCATCACATATTGACGAGCAGAATCATCACCGAGCTTAGCGCGGACGCTATTCTCGAGATATTTCGCCTTTGTGAATTCAAGGCGAGGAGTTGTGTAGAACGCTGGGCGTGATGCCGAGACAGATTCTACTTTAGCTGCTTCTACCGCTTCATCAACGGCAGGAGCAGGAGCGGTAGTGTCAGACACTTGTTCTCCTTCGGTTGGTTTGTCTGAAGCAGCGGTTGCGGCATCAGAATCTTCTTTGGGTGCTTCGTTTTCGGAAGCAGCGACTTCGCTTACTCGAGCGGAATCAATTGCAGGATCAGTAACGAGGGAAACTTCATCAAGCGTTGCTGACGTAATTTGCATTACGCCCTTGTTATTTGTCCATTCGTTTATTTGTGCGCCAACGCTAAATCCGTCGCGCAATCCTTCGGTCGCTTCGACTAGCGCATCTTCGCCAGCCATTGTGTTAGCAATCTTGAATGTAGCCACAATGCCATTGGCAGTTACTTCGTGGCTCATCATTTTGCCAATTGGTCGAGTGCGGTCGTGCTCGAGAAGCAATTTGACCGGCTTCATTTCAATTGAATCAGCAGCAAAAACAGTTGGGCCGACAGAGGTATTTCCCTGCTCGTTCCAAGTGACAATTGTGCCGCTAATGGTGCGTTTTACTGTGTCCGCAGCCGTGACAGTCATTGGCATATTGATCTTCATCGGATCAAGTCCTCTTCTTCTTGGATTTGCTCAACGCTCATCGCGCCGATGCGGTTTAGGATTTCATAAACCTGCGCACGTTCTAATGGGTTGCCGCGCAGGAAGTCGTCCAAGTCAAAACGCACTTCGGTTGTTGCTGGGACGAAATCTGGCATTGATAGACGCTTTTCAATTGCAGTCAATAATGGGCGTAGTGAAAAATCAACCAAAGAGCGCCGCTCACTAATTGAATTTGAGTAAGTCATCGAAGTAGTTTCGGCGCTCAGGAAGTATGCTGGAATTCCAGCTGCTCGAGCCAATTCTAATGCGACATATTGACGTGCTTCAGCGAGTTGTAGTGATTTTGGATCATAACCAAATTCTTTAAGATCAACGTCAGCATTAAGAAAAGCCGTTGAGCGAGTTTGACGAGCAGTTCTCCAAGCTGAGAGAAGCGATGAAACTCTTTCGGCAGTTAAATTTGTTCCGTTTGATTTGAGAACCATTGACGGATTAGGTTCTTTTGCGTAATTGACCGCAGCGTTTTCGAGATAAACCGCAGCAGCAACAGTTTTACCTGCGCGATGTAGAAATCCTTCGTCGTAACCATCAAAGCGAACAATTGAACCAATTCCGGAATTTGGCACATCCATTCCATCGACTTTGTATGACTCAATCATTGTGTTACGGAAATTTGTATCAACAGTTACTCGATCAGGTGAAACGCGAGTCCAAGCGCGGACTTTTCCGCCGTCGGTTGCAGAATACATTTCAAGCACTTGTCCATAACCAACGCCATAAAGCCAAATATCTTCGGCGAGCCAAGTGTAGATAAGTGATCCGGGAACTCTTGGATCAGGTTGATTGATAACGCGCAATGGATCAACGTGTTCGCCGGTAAGTTTGTTATATTGCTCGAGAGGTAATGAGCCAGTCGTTCCGCAAATGATATTTCTAGCGCGAGCAATTGAAGGGACGCTCATTGCAAGCTGACGAGTCGTATTTGTTGCGCCACCAAGAATGTTATACACGGAATCGCTAATCTGAACGGGAGTTAGTGCGGCAGTCACGTCGCTAGTCTTTTGCGGCGTTTGCGCAGTTACTTGTGGAAAGAAGAAATCTCTGATAGCACCCATTGAGCCTTTATTGTAAAGGCCTTGTGTTACAAGATAACAATATCGACGCCATCATTTGCTTTTGTGGCGTAATGAGTTGCCATTGCTGAAGCGACTGCTCCGCAGATAATTGCATTTGATACTTTACGACCCATTACCCAGCCGCCATCACCGAAAGGCAACTTGACGGCGGCCAAGCAATGTTTAGTTAGCTCATCTTGTCCCGAGTGAGCCAACCGCTGAGATGAGATAGCTCCCAATAACTCATCGCAGCTTTGCGCATAGTCAAGACCATCAATCGGTTCAGTCCTAATTCCTGCCGGAGCCAATCGCGCAGCTACGGCTGAAGCGGTTCTTGCAGAATAGGCGACAAGTTGCACCGGATACTTACGCACCCAATCGGCTAGGTCATTAGCCAAAGATTTATCGTCGAGGTTAGACGGATTGTGCCAAGTTTGCAGAAGAATAACTTGGAACTTATCACCTTCGAGTTTTTGACTAGCGACTAGCGCCGCTTGTTTTCGGTCTGGACTGAGATCGATAGCCAACCAAGTATCAGATTCAGGGTTGAGTCGAAGCCCCTCAACTTTACAACTCTCCCATTGCGTCGGACTGATAACCGGGTTGATGGTATCGACCCATTGACATAAAACTTCTGTGCGCACAATATCCTCGGGGTCTGACAGGATGGCTCGGATATTGTCCGGATGAACTGTGTGACCGAGTGACGGATTGGCTTGACAGACACCTAGCCAAAAGTCTGCTGAATTATCGAATTTAATTCCGTTAGGCGCAGACCACTCAAACCAACCAATATCGTCGGTTCCGCCGTGAATAGCAGCATAGGCTCGTTCTCGTAATTTGTTTAAGACAATTGAGTGCTGATCTCCGGCATTGGAATAAACCCATATTTGAGGATTCGGGCTAGCCATTTGGGTATAACGCAAGGCAGACCATACGTCTTCGTCTTTATATTCTCGAGCTTCGTCTAAATGAATAGTTTCGGGCGCGGCGATACCTCGACCAGCTGAATTATTGGCTCGAACTATGTATCGACGGCCTTCCGTAAATTGAAGCTCTTGAAATCCTTTACTTTCCAGTTTCTTTGTAAATTCGCCGGCTAGTCGGGGAGTCTGATCGATGATTCCATAGATTTTGTAAAACAATTCGGCGCTTGTTGTTAATTTGTGAGCCGTATGAACTTGTAATTTTTCTTTGAGAACGTATATCCGAAACAAAATTTGCAATGCCATAAAGGTCGATTTACCCTGCTGACGAGCGCACAAAAGGGTAACGACTGGGTGCGCCCATCGACCATCCGGCTTGTATTTTAGTGAGTGATGGGCCAACCATTGCTGCCAGGGAAGCAAGGTATAACCGATTTCCTCGCAAAACTTAATCATTTGCTCGCCGTGAGAGGGTAAATCGCTAAGTTTTGTGTGAATTCGTGGGTTTGGCACACCCCGATAAGCCGATTCGTCCCGAGTCCGTGCGATTTCTTTCGATTGCTCCATTAATCTCCAGAGTCGGCCAGATAATGAACGGACGACCCATTTTCAGGGAAAATCTTCCCAAT